GATCTAAGACAATTTCTTCGTCCATCTACTCTCTAATATGAAACTATTCAATATCCTTTAACGCACTTTAGAAAAAATTATATGTATACATTATAAATGTTCAACCTTAACCGTGCTAACCGAAATGCCATCATGTCCATTGTTGCCTTGATCGCTTTGATCTTTGTACTCGGTATGTTGAAAAACACCAGCAAGTACCAACCCAGACCAATTACCATCAAGGCCATCAGCGAAAAGTCCCTCTTCGACCTTGAACACCGCCTTGAATGTGCCCCTGGTCATACCAGTGAGGGGAGCACCTACACCAAGAGCCTCACTCCAGGTGGCCTCTGTGGTGCCAGAGAATTGGTCAGAGACCACGCGAGCTACGAGATTGAGGATGGAATTGGCGGATCTTTAATCTAAGCTAATACTAAATGGCTTTGGTGACGTCGCCCCAAACTATTCCAGATCTCGACTATGAGTATCACACCGTGACAATTGACTCCGTGGGACAAGATAGTGCGAATACTTTCACGTGCTACCTTCAGCAGCCCCTCAAGAATGTGGTTCAGGTGAGACTTTTGGCTGCCCACATTCATTCAAATGTTTCCACAGAACATTGTTATGTGTCAATCAATGAATTGGATACCATCTTTAATGATCGTGCTTCCAATGTTCTCACGGGTCAAGCTTCCATGAGTATGCTCCGAAGTTCATTTGCTAGTATTGTATCCGATGGTAACGCGCTCATCACATTCAAGGATAATTACCCAATTGTAACACAATACATTGATCCAATTCGACGTATTGATCGTTTCAATGTCACCATTCGCGATCAGAATGGTGATACGATTAAAAATCCAGATGTAGCCGCGAACAACTTTTTAGTTCTCAGATTTGTGTGTAGAAAACCAAACTTGTAATTTTCTCCCCCTAAAGTAGTATACGATGTCTGCTGGTATTGTTCAGTTGATTGCGATTGGTGCTCAGGATGAGTACATTATGGGCAACCCAGAGATATCGTTTTTTTCATCCACCTTCAAAAGACATGCGAATTTTTCACAGTCCATTGAAAAACAAACCATACGTGGTGTTGTGAAAAATAATTCAATGTCAAGTGTTCAGATTGAAAAAACTGGTGATCTCTTGGGTTACATGTATTTCACACTCGATGACAATACACAAGCCCTCGATGTCCAGCGCTGGGACACAATTATCGACAAAGTTGAACTCCTCATTGGGGGGTCGGTCATTGATTCCCAAGACGCAATTTTTACAGAAAAGATTGCGATTGATACTTTTGCCCAAAATGTCTCAAAGAGTGCAAATGGGACGCACCCAGGTGTGAGCGCTCGTTCATATTTCTACCCCCTTCGATTCTTCTTCTGTGAAGGCGCGCAGTGCGCACTTCCTCTCGTGGCTCTGAATTATCACAATGTCGAGTTGAGAATTTACTGGAGTACAGAGGCATCAAACTATAATGTTGAACTTTTTGCAAACTATTACTACCTAGACAATGAAGAAAGGGGTAATATTGCCATGAGAACGCACGATATGTTGATTACCCAGGTTCAGAAAAATGTTCCATCAAAGGAACTCGTCCAGGAATTGACATTTAGTCACCCAGTGAAATATCTCGCATCATCGGATACAACGACAGATGGTGCCCTTACCTCAACAACGAACAAAGTAAAACTCAATATAAATGGTCTCGACGTGGGTAACTATAGGTGGGGTAAGCCACACTACATCGATGTGATGAACTATTATCACACAAATTTTGTGACTTCTCCAGACTTCTTCTTGTACTGCTTTTGCATCTCAACGAGTTCACTTCAACCAACAGGAACCCTCAACTTCAGTCGCCTCGATTCAGTGAAACTCATGAGCGAAAGTATGCCAATTAGTGACCCAATTTATGCCGTCAATTACAACATTCTTCGCATACAGAATGGTATGGCTGGCCTCCTTTACGCAAATTAATTTACTATTATATATTAAATGGTCAAGAACTTACCTACTGTAGAGAGATCTACCAAGATTAGGTTCGGTAAGAACTGTACGGATGACCAGGCGGAAAATACAATTGTGTTCAACGCGAGTAATGTTCAGATCAACGCGGACTATGCGGGGTCCGTGTACATGACACCACTTCGAGTACGTACAGATGTCAATGATAGAAATATTACAATGCTTACGTACAATCGTACGACTAAAGAAGTTATGGACTCCGGTGCAATTGCAGAAGATGTTCTGCAGTTTGATTTAGAAGATGCGGTACGTAATGGTAATGTAACAGCTAATACCGTGTCTTTTAACAACGCAATAACTTCGTTTACAACACTTTCAAATGTTGGCATAGCGAATGGCTCACCAATCCACACACTTGACATTGGTTCAAACGTGGCTATTGATGATGTGGGTTCGAATGTTGTTTCTATATTGGGTGGAAATGTTTACATTCAAAAGGATCTTATTGTTGACGGCAATGCCCAAATAAATGGAGTGGTTACAGTTGTCAACACAGAAAATCTTTCGATTACGGATGCAATTGTAGAGTTGGGAAGAAACAACACATCTGAGGACACCACCACAGATTTGGGACTTCTCATGAATAGACCTGGTTCGAATGTCGTCATTGGATTTAGGGAGGGAGGGGATGAAATTGTTTTGGCATACACACAAAGTAGTGCGTCAAGTAAGACAATTACTCCTCTCACCAACGAAGACATTGATGTGCATGTTTATGGTCGAGTACTCACCGAAGCTAATGTTGGTATTATAAATACAAGTCCCATTCACACCCTTGACGTGGGATCAAACTTATATGTTGATGAATTTGGTTCAAATATTCTGGTTGTACAAGGCAACACAAATGTAACGGGTGATCTCACGGTTGATACAGATACACTTTATGTGAATTCCGTCGCCAGTAAAGTTGGTATTAACACTAAGAATCCCGATGCCAACCTCCATGTTGTTGGCAATGTCTACGTGAGTTCCAACCTTACTGTGGATGAGGATACACTCCATGTAGATGCGTTAACACATTCAGTTGGTATTGAGACTAAGAATCCCGATGCCAACCTCCATGTTGTTGGCAATGTCTACGTGAGTTCCAACCTTACTGTTGATACGGATACACTCCACGTAGACGCCTTAACACATTCAGTTGGTATTGAGACTAAGAATCCCGACGCAAACCTCCACGTCGTGGGTAATGTATACGTAAGCTCCAACCTTACTGTTGATACGGATACACTCCACGTAGATACTGTGGCAGATCATGTGGGTATTAACACTAAGAATCCCGATGCCAACCTTCATGTCGTGGGTAATGTATACGTAAGCTCCAACCTCACAGTTGATACCGATACACTCCATGTAGACGCCTTAACACATTCAGTTGGTATTGAGACTAAGGAGCCCGACGCAAACCTCCACGTTGTGGGTAATGTGTATGTGACCTCCAACCTCACAGTTGATACGGATACACTCCACGTAGATACGGTCGCAGATCATGTGGGTATTAATACTAAGAATCCCGATGCGGAACTACACGTCGTTGGTAATGTGTACGTGAGCTCTAACCTCACCGTTGATACCGATACACTCCACGTAGACGCCTTAACACATTCAGTTGGTATTGAGACTAAGAATCCCGATGCCAATCTACACGTTGTGGGGAACACCTATGTAAGCTCTAACCTCACAGTTGATACAGATACGCTCCACGTAGACGCCTTAACGCATTCAGTTGGTATTGAGACCAAGGATCCCGACGCCAACCTCCATGTTGAGGGTAATGTGTATGTGAGCTCTAACCTTACTGTGGATACAGACACTTTTCACGTAGATACGGTCGCAGATCATGTGGGTATTAATACTAAGAATCCCGCGGCCAACCTTCACGTCGAGGGGAACACCTATGTGAGCTCTAACCTTACTGTGGATACTGATACACTCCATGTAGATGCATTAACACATTCAGTTGGTATTGAGACTAAGGATCCCGATGCCAACCTCCATGTCGTTGGTAATGTCTATGTGAGTTCTAACCTTACAGTGAATACGGATACTCTTCACGTAGATGCCTTAACACATTCAGTTGGTATTGAGACTAAGGATCCCGATGCCAACCTTCACATTGTGGGTAATGTGTACGTGAGTTCCAACCTTACCGTGGATACGGATACACTCCATGTAGATACTGTGGCAGATCATGTGGGTATTAACACTAAGAATCCCGACGCTAACCTTCACGTCGTGGGTAATGTGTATATGAGTTCTAACCTTACCGTGGATGAGGATACATTCCATGTGGACGCATTAACACATTCAGTTGGTATTGAGACTAAGGAGCCCGACGCTAATCTTCACGTTGTTGGTAATGTGTATGTCAGTTCTAACCTTACTGTGGATGAGGATACACTCCATGTAGATACTGTAGCGGATCACGTGGGTATTAATACTAAGGAACCCGACGCGGAACTACACGTGGTGGGCAACACCTATGTGAGTTCTAACCTTACCGTTGATACAGATACATTCCATGTAGACGCCTTAACACATTCAGTTGGTATTGAGACCAAGGATCCCGATGCCAATCTTCACGTTGTGGGTAATGTGTACGTAACCTCCAACCTTACCGTGGATACGGATACATTCCACGTAAATGCGTTAACACATTCAGTTGGCGTTGAAACCAAGAATCCCGACGCTAACCTTCACGTCGTGGGTAATGTCTATGTGACCTCCAACCTCACAGTTGATACCGATACACTCCATGTAGATACTGTGGCGGATCGTGTGGGTATTAATACTAAGGAGCCCGACGCCAACCTTCACGTCGTGGGTAATGCCTATGTGAGTAACACACTTACATTGAATGACCCAACGACAGCCCTTGTGACAGATCTCACGTCAAATGTTTTGGTGAAATTGAATCAGTTATCAAATGTTGAGATAGATACAACAAGTGCTACCGAATCCCTTAGAAGTGATCACATTTTGGTCTATGACGGTTCAAATTGGATAAATGACTACCCTAAACATACATATGTTAAAGTATTTAATGATTCGGGTGTTGAATTAAAAACTGGTAATGTTGTGTACGTTGTCGGAACACACAATGCAAACTTATTGGAAGTTGCTTTGGCCAAGGCCTGTCTCTTATACACATCTGACGCTGCCGACGATACTCCTTGTGTAGATCTCGGT